ACCTCCAAGAGCGACGAGGATATCTCCGCCGAGTGGGTGGCCCTCAAGCAGAAGGACGGCAAAGCCGCCTCTGATTTCTACAGCAAGAACCGTCCGGCCATCCTCCGCGCCGCCGGCCTTCGCTGATCCTTTCCCTCTCCAACCCAAACTAACTCCCTACTATGTCTAACAGCATTGGTGGCTTGACCCTCCAGCTCGTCGCTGAAGAGTCCCTCCGCACCCTCGTCCCCGAACTCGTTCCCCTGACCGAGATCGCCGTCACCGACTTCGGCAACTACGTCGCCGAGCGCGGCACCACGGTTCACACCCGTTACGCCGACTCCTTCACGGCCACGACCTTCAACCCGGCCAACGGTTTCGTCCCCGCCGACGCTAACTCGACGGACGTCCCCGTGACCATCGCCGACCTGAAGTATGTCGACGTCGCCTTCACCGACTACGAAGCCTCCACCCTCAGCCTGGAACGCCTCCGTCGCCTCTTCTTCGCCCCGATCGCCAACGCCGTCCAGAAGTCCCTGTTCGACGAAGTCCTCTCCAAGGTGACCGCCGCTAACTTCGCCAACGCTGCTTACTCCGGCTCCACCGCTGGTTTCAACCGCATCGCCGTTGCGAACGCCGCCAAGAACCTGACCAAGGCGAACCTGCCTCACATGAACCGCAAGCTCCTGCTCTCGCCGGACGCTCTCGGCCAGCTCGTTCAGGATGCGTCTGTCGCCCAGACCTTCTCCTACGGTAACAGCGATGTGATCCAGAAGAACGCCATCAGCAAGGAACTCCACGGCTTCAGCGTCTCTGAGTACAACGGCTTCCCGACCTCTGGTACGCCCTTCACCGAAGGTCTCAACGGTGTGGCCTCCTGCAAGGAAGGTCTCGTCATCGTGACCCGTGTTCCTGCTACCCCGACCACCGGCGGTGGCGAACAGATGGTCGTCCAAGACCCGGACAGCAAGTTCTCCTTCGCTCTCCGCTACTGGTACAACTGGCAGGCCGGTAAGCACAATATGTCGGCCCTCTGGCTCGTTGGTTCTGCGGTCGGTAACCCGAACGCCCTCCAGCGCATCGCCTTCACCTCGTAAGTTTCGGGGGAGTTTAAAATCCCCCAAAGCGACAATGCGAAGCCCTCTCCCCGCGCCACGGGGGGAGGGTTTCTTATTTTGACAATGGGCTAAACCCATGTCGGGAATCACGGACGAATGGGCTGTAGATGCCTCGGAAATCCTTTCCGAGATCCCTAAGGCCGTGACCGTTAAAAACGTCCCAGGCGGGTCGCCAGTAGCCTTAAACGCGCTGATGTCGCAGCCGGCCATCATGCAGGACTTGGAGACGGGGGGCTTTATGAACCAGACCTCGTTCGACATGAAGTTCCTGCGGACGGACGCCGCCGCCAATCCGGGGCTGATCGCCTTCGGAAACGTGGTGGCCTATGGGGGTCAGGAGTTCCGCATTATGACCGTGACCGACCGCACCCCCTCCGCCTGGGTCATCGTCAAAGTCCAGACCAAGGTTCAGTAATGGCCTATGTGGTCACAGTCGCCAAGGGCGTCAAGGTAGACTACACCGAGTTCGCCAAGCACCTAGCCCTGTACGCATTGGTCATGCGTAAGAGCATCGAGGGCGTCGTGAAGCAGCAAGCTGGCCTATTCGCCAAGGATATGTGCGACTTTACCCCGCCGTTCTCCGGGGCCAAGCCGTCGATCACGAAGGGCGGGGAAGGCGGCTTCGGAAGCAAAGCCAAGAAAAAAGGGGACGCCGCCGTCAGCCGTGACGTCAGAAAGATTTTCGCTCCTTTGTTCATGGCACCCGCTGCCGGCGTCGCCGCGCAGAATAACCTAGGCGTGTTTTCGGCCTGGGCTAAGGAGAAGATGAAGCGTCCAGTCTTTGCAGACCCAGGCTATGTTTTTGGGATGATTCAAGAAAATGGCGGCATCTTTGGTCAAGGACTGTTTGACTATTTCAAGCGTATCCAAGGCAACAACAAATACAGCAATGCTCGTTTTATTCTTGGTACGACAGAGTCTCAAATCAAGTCCATCCACGAGAAGCGGCGTGGCAGTCCATCGTACAAGGTCTACGAGACATCCAAGAAGGATAAATACTTCGTAGACGATATGAAGCCAGTCAATGCCTACATCAAGCGGGTGCAGCAGCGCGTCGGCAAACTGAAGTCCGGCTGGTACTACGCCGGCCTGAAACTCCGCCCCATGCCCACATCGGCATGGATCAGCCGTCAGGGTTCAGGCACGTCCATCTACCAAGCACGGCTAGGCGTCTCCGACCCCGTCATCAAGCTCGGCTCGACCGTAGGCCGCAACTACAGCCAAGGCTACCACTTCATGCGGATGGCCATGAACCACCGTGCCTTCGCCATGCGGGTGGCCATGCTCAAGCATTTGCAAGCCCCGCGCAACCACGGCAAACTGGTCGACGTCATTCGCCGGCTGCAAGGCGGGTTCAACCTATCCCTTACCAACACACCCTAATGCCAACCCCTACCTTTTTCAGCTTCCGCACCGTCCTTGAAAACAGGGTGGCCGGCTACCTTGAGCCGCTGTTCCCAGGCGTCGCCGTCCATAAGGGCGTGACCGACGACATCCGGGTCATTCCGATCATTATCGCCCACGCCGAGTCCAGCAGCAACATCGACGACCTCGGCTCCAAGACGCTGGGCAACTACAAGGCCAGCCTGAAACTCTACATCTACTCGTCCGCCGACGACGAGACGCTGGAATCCCACCGCGCTAGGGTCGTGGAGGTCATCGGAGCCATGCGCGACGTGCCGGCCTTGCAAGCCCTCTGGAACCCCTCGACCGACGGCCAGTTGTACGACCTGTGGATTGAGAACGACGAGGAAGGCATGAGCCAGCGACGCTACGGCAACGTGCTGGAATATAACGTCTGGGGCGTCATGCCCCCCTCCCCTTGACACTTGGCTAAACCCATACGACTATGGCAATCGATTACGGCGTAGCACACTTTTACGGACTCTATGGTACGGTCACCTATGCGACCCTCCAGTCCGACTCTCTCTCCCAGAGCTTCAAGATTGACGTCGAAGTCATGGACGAAGAAGGCCGTGTCATCACCGACCGCCTGGACGATCTCTTTCAGGAAATCACCCTTGAGGGTGTCCTCAAGGACGGAACGACCCCGGAAATCGGCACCCAGTTCACCTACCTCGGTATTCAATGGATTCTGAAGTCCCTTGAAGACAAGGGTACGAACAAGGACTTCCGCAAGGTCACCGTAAAGGGCGTTAAGTACTCGCAGATCGCCTAATAGGGCGGCATCCACGATGGATGCTCGATACCTACAGGCTACGACCGTCCTGCCCCACCAAAACAAGGTGTGCGGCAGGACGCTTCGCCCTTTCTGCCTGCGTCACCGAATCGCGCTGGAGGCCATTGAGTCTCCGTTTCTCGACCCGGAAAAGTACCAGTTTAACCCGGTTCAGGTCGTCATGGCGGCGCGGATTCTGTCGACCTACGACAAGGAGGAGATGGCCCGTCCTCTGTCCTTTATCGAAAAACTATACATCGCCCGGATGGCGATCAGCAAAAAGTACTATTCGCGCTGCGTGGGTACGATTCTCGGCTGCATCAAGGTATCTCTGTCCTACCCTAAGTTCTGGAAAAAGGAGGAGAAGGAGGGCGTTAAGAAGTATGAAGCAATCCCCTTCCCCCTGTCCTGCGTTTCTAACCTTTGCCGTAATGGAGTCAGCCTGGAGGAGGCATGGACGATGCCGGAAGGCGAGGCCGTCTGGATGTCCGTAGCCAGCGCAATCTACAACGGATCAAAGCTGGAAATCCTATCCACCGAGGAAGAAAAAGATTTAGAGAATTTCGACGCCCGTATTGAAGCCTACAAAAAGGCAAACAACCTACCCTGACACCGATGGCCGACCTATCTGTAACAATCGGACTAGACCAGAGCGAACTGGAGAAAGGTCTTGCCAACGCCGGCAAGACGCTGGGTGGACTTGCTGGTTCTGTTAACGCTGGAAAGAATCCCTTCCAGGCGACGGCTGATAAAATGAGTACTGGAATGGGAATCGGCACGATGATTGCCGGCCCTATCGGAGGAGTCATCGGTGCTTTCTTTGATGCCTTTGGTGGAATGCTTTCTGCCGCGCTGGCAAAAGTTAAAGAGATTGCAGACTATGCGAAATCTATTCGCCTGGCTTCCATCTCCACCGGCCTATCAATTGATCAAGTCAGAGGTCTTGAGGCTATGGGTCAGGTGTTCGGAGTAAGCCTACAAACCATGACACGTTCGGTCGTAGAGTTCACGCGCCGCATGGGCGAGGCTCGCATCAAAGGCGGCGAGTTGACCAACATCCTCGCAAAAATGGGTATTGGCATGGACGAGGTGGCCAACGGGACATTTAATCATCAGAAGGCGATGATGACGTTGGCCGACGCCTACGCCGCTGGTACGGACGAAGCCACGCTGCTTTACTACGGTACGAAGATGTTCGGCGATTCTTTCAAAGACCTTCTACCCATCATCAAGGCCGGATCAAGGGCAGTTGCGGATGCAGCTCGTACTTACTATAATGCAGGAAAGGAAGAAACATCGGCAGCAGGACGTCTTGCGGATATGTTGGCCAATGTTGGTCGTTCTATTACCAATATGCTAATCGATCTTGTTGGAGGTTTTCATTCAATCATGGAAGACCTTGCTCAAGCATTGAATAATTTTACGGACTTAGGATTCTGGAATCCATTTGAAACATTTGAAGACAAGATTAAACGGCAAATTCGTAATTCTCCAACGGGGATGACGAATGAAGAACTTCGTGAAAGAATCTTAAAATTTTACCCAGAAAAAGAGCGCGAAAAAGCAGCAAAAGAAATCGACAAGCAGCTCAAAGGTAACGGAAAAGTCCTGACCCCCTTCGGTATGTCCGAAGCCGGCGCGGCTTCCCAGATGCAGCAGATGGGCGGCGGCGACATCTTCGGAGCCGTGGCCTTCACACCTCTTGAACGGATCGCAACGGCCACCGAGGCCACCGCCGAACACACCAGGCCGAAGGACACCCCTCCGCCGCGCACCCCTGACGAACTTTCACGATAATGTCTTCCACTACTGTCATCCCTTACGGTAACAACCTTCTCGACCCGAAACCGCAGCCCGGGTGGCAGATTGAGGCGGACGGATTCGGCCTACTTCAAGCACAAATCAAGTTCAAGTGGGACGTCTCTCAAATGGGCAACTTCACTACGAAGTTCGCCAAAGGCACCACTCTCGGAAGCCTGGTTTCTACCGCTCCGGCAAACCTTCAGCAGATGAAAATCTGGAAGGCAAACATGGTCTATGAGAAGGCCAATGTCCTGACCGTCACCGCCGACTTCTGCGGTATCGACCCAAACGTAAACAGCGGCACGAAGACGATCACGCAAGTCGTGATGTCTGGTGCTACGGCTTCCGAGCCAATTGAACACCACCCCAACTTCCTTGTCGTCAACAGCCCCACCGGCCTGCCTCCGATGAGCAACGTGCTTGCCGGATGGCCTCCCGCAGGAGGATGGGAAGAGGATATCACCAAAAACCCCAACCGCGCCCTCTGGACGCCCAAGGTGGTAAACGGTGGTGCCTTGCAGGGTCAGCAGTTCGTAGGATTCCTTCCAAATCAAAAAATCGAGGAATACAACGCCGGCAACATCAATATCAAGGCCGGCATCAAGAACTACTACAAGCCTTCTAACACGCTGCGCTGTTTGTTCTATGTGAACAACGAGCAGACCGCCGTAGGTTTTGCTTCCTATGTCGGATGGAATACCAACGGTAACCTTTATCAGTTGCCAGATTCCTACAAGGGACTTGCCACGGGTCAGTATGGCGGTGCTTTTATCTACACGGCACTTTATCTTTCCAAGATTAACCGAGGATTCCTTATCACCTCCTGCTCGGTCGAACAGTTCGGCGGCATCTGGAAGGTGACGGCTGACCTTATGCTTTCCGGCATCTCCGGCTGGGACCCTGACATCTACCCGCAGATCACCGGCTTCTGATGCGTTCCATCTCTGGATTCAACAGCGGTTCGCTTGACGGCTCTTTCGCCGCAGGACAGCCCATCTCCGCCTCCGCGCTGAACAAGCTCGCCGGCTCGGTGGACAAGTCCCGACCGATGATGTCCAACGATATCCAGTTCCTTTCAGGTACTGGCGGTACGGCGATGGGAA